CGGCTGATTGAGGGCAAGCCGGGCTTCATGATTGATCGTAAATGCATGCGCCTGCGTAAGAGCCTGGGCGGGGGCTATCATTTCAAGCGGGTGGCGATTGGTGCCGGCCAGGAGCGGTTTAAGGACAGCCCCAACAAGAATGAGCATAGCCACGTCGGGGATGCTGCCGGCTACTGTCTCTTGGGGTCCGAGCATAAGATCATGACGAAACGGGCGCAGCCTATGGGCGGCAAGCCGACACAGGCCAAGGTATTGGACTTCGATGTTTTCGGTTGATGAGCTGAACGCGGTGATGCGGATGGACTTGCCCCGGAACCGGGTGATCCCGTGGTCGGTCTATCATCTCTACCATGCCGAGCTGAATGAATTTGACCGGGACAACATCGACCTGATGAACGGCTACAAGGAATATCTGAAAGCCTATGCCGAGGCCGGCCATGCCTACACGGTCGTCTGTGACGGCGTCATCACTGCCCAGTTCGGTATATTCCAGCTCTGGCCGGGCAACTGTGAAATGTGGCTGATGCCATCACCGGAGATCAGCAAAAAGACCGTTGCCCTGCATCGGGCATCCCTCGCATTTTTTGAGCATGCAGCCGCCAAGATGGGAACGAAACGGCTACAGTTCACTGTACATTCCCTGAATGTTCGGGCTGATCGCTGGGCGCAACGCTGTTATTTTCAGCGAGAGGGCTTGTTGAAACATTACGGGCCGGACGGTTCTGATTATTGGATGTATGCGAGGTATTTCTGATGGGCAATCTTTTCAGCAGTCCCAAACCACCACCGCCCCCTGATCCGTCCATTGAGGCAAATCTTGCTAGGCAGGAAGAAAGAGCATCCCAGGAAGAGCAAGAAACAGCTCGTCGGGTCAGAGCAAGAGGCCGGTCACGTCGCCGCGCACCTGGCGCGGGTTTGATGTCACCGGGCGTGGTGGCTGGTGATACCAGCCGTGATGTCCTGCAAACCAATCTGGGCGCTGGCCGTAATCCGAGGGGCTAATGCGCCGATTTATTCGTAACCCACGCTATAGGGAGCCGGAAGATGTACGGAGCCAAGAGGCCGATGGCCAGCAAGATGAACAGCAAGACAATGAAGCTGCGGAAAGCAGCGATGAAGAAGGTGGGCAAGAAGAAGGCGGCGGCTAAGTCGTATGGTAGCTAAACGCTTCCAGAACCCTGAAGGCGGCCTGAACGAGGCGGGGCGCAAGCATTTCAAGAAGACCGAAGGCTCCAACCTTCGCCGCCCTTTGTCATCGGGAACCTCGCCACGAAGAGTTTCGTTTGCCGCCAGATTCGCCGGGATGAAGGGTCCGATGAAGGACGACAAGGGCCGGCCTACTAGAAAGGCTCTCGCGCTAAAAGCCTGGGGCTTTGGCAGCGTAGAAGCCGCCCGAAATTTTGCTAACCGACACAAGAAGGCGTGACATGGCAGAGCTGACCAAACGGCAACAGGCCACGATGAAAAAGCATTCAAAGCACCACACGCCGCGCCATATGCGGCTGATGACCAGCTTGATGAAAAAGGGCGACACCTTCACCGAGGCCCACAAAAAAGCCCAGGAAAAGGTCGGAGACTGATGCTAGAAGTCAGAGAGGTAAAGCGCCGCTACAAGAAGGCCCAGGCCCACAAAGAGCAATGGCGTAGCATTTACGAGGAAGCGTATGAATATGCGCTGCCAATGCGAAACCTCTATGATGGCTACTATGAGGGCGATGTCCCCGGCCAGAACAAGATGAAGCGCGTGTTTGACAGCACCGCTATCCACAGTACAGCCCGGTTCGCAAACCGCATCCAGTCCAGTCTGTTTCCTCCGCAGCGGTCTTGGTGTCGTCTAGAACCGGGCAACGAAATCCCCGCCGATAGGAAAGTCGAGGCGCAGCAGGCGCTAGATTTCTATTCGCAGCGTATGTTCGGCATCATGAACCAGTCAGGCTTTGACCTGGCGATGGGTGAGTTTCTGCTGGACCTGGCGGTCGGCACAGCCGTGATGCTGATACAGCCCGGCGATGATGTCACCCCGATCCGCTACACCGCTATCCCGTCCTACCATATCACTTTTGAAGAAGGGCCAAACGGATCGGTCGATACCGTCTACCGCCGGTTCAAGCGCCCCTACCGTCTGATCCAGCAAGAGTTCCCGGATGCCGACATCCCGGACAGCATGGTGCAGAAATATAAAGATGACCCGACCGAGAACGTCGAGCTGCTGGAGGCCACCTATACAGAAGAGGGCCGCATCCACTATTGCATCATGACGATGGAGGGTGATGACAAGCTGCTGGACCGTGACCTGAAAAGCTTCCCCTGGGTAATCAGCCGCTACATGAAAGCCAGCAACGAGCGGTATGGCCGGGGTCCGGTTCTCTATGCGCTGCCGGATATCAAGACGCTGAACAAGGTGGTCGAGCTAACGCTGAAGAATGCCAGCATTTCTATCGGCGGTGTGTTTACAGCAGTTGATGACGGCGTTCTGAACCCGCAGACAATCAGCATCATTCCGGGCGCTGTTATTGGCGTCAGCTCCAATGGTGGGCCACGCGGCCCGTCACTGGCTCCCCTGCCCCGTTCTGGAGATGCTAACCTCTCGCAGATCGTCAGCAATGATCTCCGCACCAACATCAAGAAGACGCTGCTGGATGAGAGCCTAGCACCGGAGAACATGAGCGCCCGGTCGGCTACCGAGATCAATGCCAAGCTGTCGGAGCTGTCCCAGAACCTGGGCAGTGCCTTTGGCCGGCTGATATCTGAAACGATGTTTCCGATTGTGCGCCGGACGCTAGAGCTGATGGATGAAATGGGCATGATCGATCTGCCGCTGAAGGTAAACGGGCTAGAGGTCACTGTGGTGCCGATTAGTCCGTTAGCTATGGCGAACAATGCAGAGAAGCTAAACGAGGTCTTGCAATTCATGCAGATCGCCCAGCAGCTCGGACCTATGGGCCAGACGCTGATCAAGATGGACGCCATCGGTGATTATGTCGCCGACCAGCTCGGCATCCCGGCCTCACTGCGAACCACGCCGCAGGAACGCCAACAGATACAGCAGCAGATGATGCAAGCCGCCCAGGCCGCAGCCCAGGCGCAAGGCGTCGAGCTGCCGATGCAGGAAGTAGCTGAATGAACCAAGCCGACAAAATTAGGTCGATAAACTCGCCTGGATGGGACGGCCTAGAGACTGACGATGCGCCGATTGTCATCCATGACGTGAATCTACAGCGCGATCTGGACATCGTCTTCAAGCGCACCTTTGACACCGAAGCCGGCAAGAAAGTGCTGGCCCACCTCAAAGCCATCACCGTGGACCAACCGGCCTGGGTGCCGGGGGCCGAGCCATCATTTGGCTATGCGCGTGAAGGTCAAAACAGCATCTACAGAGAAATAGAACAGAGGATGAAGAGAGCCAATGAGCCAAGATGATAACCAGCAGACGCAGGAACAACCGGAAGAAGCACCGGCTCCTGACGGCCTGATGGCCAGTGTGACGCTCGACGAAGAGGCCAACAAAGAACCCGAAGCCATGCCGCACCTTGAAGGCTCGGAACAAGAGGCAGCCGACGCTGATGATGAGGACATCATCTATGAGCGACCGGACTGGTTCCCAGACAAACATTGGGATGAAAAGGACGGACCCGACCTAGAGGGCATGGCCAAGAGCCAGAAGGAGCTAGAGCAAAAGTTCCATCACGGCGAACACAAGCCGCCTGAAAATGGCGAGTATGATATGACTGCGCTGACCGAGGCCGGCTATGAGGCCGATGACCCAGTCGTCAGCAGCTATCTCGGATGGGCGCAGAAGTACGGCATCAACCAGGCGGCGTTCTCCGAGCTGGCAGAAACGATTACCAGCATTGCTGGTGAGGCCGGCGTTGAAATGCAGATGAACGTCCAGAACGAAATGGAAGCCTTGGGGCCACAAGCCGAGGCTATCATTAAGTCGAATGTGGCTTGGGCTGATGGTCTGCTGGTCAAAGGCATCATTTCAGAAGAGATGCGCGATGAGCTAAACATCTGGGGCGG